ATTATAAGAGAATGTCTTTTTAGAAAAAAGCCCCCCCTCCCCTAGACTCTTTCCCTGACTTAGAGTTATGATGATAATGGCACAAGGATTGAAAGTTATTCATGTCTAGTCCCAGCTCAGGCTTCTGTCTGTAGGGAATGATATGATCCACTACATTAGCTGCTGTAAGTTTATCATCCTTCATACACTCAACGCACAAAGGATTAGCTTCAATGTATAACTTCCTGATATTCCTCCATGCAGAGCTATGATAGAACTTCTGTGTACTCTCATCTCTCCGACCTCTAAAGGGAGTCCTCTTCCCTAACCACCATCTCCTCTTTCCTGTTGGCTTCTTCATACTTTCTAAATACTTCTAAGATTGCTTCTGTCTTTGTGTTAGGAGTTGTATATATATCTAAGCATAACCTAATCTGTTCTCTCATTGTGAAGTGATCAGGTAGTAGATGATTATCTACTGAATGCTTCAGAGTATTAATATACTTATCGAATACAGCTGTCTCCCTGATAAACTTATTAGAGTGAATAATACTTGCATGATTGCAGTTCATTAGCTTCCCTATCTCAGTCCATGTAACTCCTTCCCTACTATGTAAGTAGTACCTTGTGAGATGCCTAGCTAATACTATATTCCTCTCTCTAGAGATTCCCATTACATCAGCTGGATCTACTCTCATTAGTTTAGATGTAAAGTCTAATGCTTTAGTCAATAACTCTGTTCTTAGTGTTGTGATCTTATTCATTTGTCTATTTGTCTATCTTTGTCTAGTGTTCTGTCTATTCTTAATCCTTTGCTATTACTGAGCTTAGTTACTGTTTAGCCATATCTTTATAATATTATTAATAATAATTAGTATATATATAATATATAAAGAGATAACTCATTTAAAACCCTCTTTGTTTTATGTCTGTCTAGCTGTCAAGTTGGCTAATCTGCACATATCTAACTGATACATAATTAGTTACTCCTAGACACAACCTAGACACAAGACTCTTCTTCTGTCTTATTAACTCCATCCCTGATAGAATATATTAGATCAGTAATAGAGTCATATACTATCTCTAAGTTCTTATCATCATTCTTCTTCAAAGACTTCTCATAAGAATTAGCCGTATTAACCAGCCTATTAAACCATCTCTTAGTATGTCCTGAATGCTTCCCTTTCAAGTTATAAAGCTGTTCATTGAAGCTCCTGAATGTAGCTAATAAGATGATTAAATCAATCTGTTCTTCTTTAGTCATTAGTATTAATTTAGTTAGTTAATATATTAGGCTCTCTCGTTTTGTATTGCAGTCTCGCAGTCTGTATAAGAGATTATTAGAGTTTAACAGCTTCACTCATGCCTATTATATTCCACAATGTCCTGAGTCGCACTCATTGAAGTCCTCATCAAATAATTCTACTTGACTTAATGACTGACTTATTTTTTCATAAGTTACATCTGAACGCCATTGATTATTTTTATATGATTTAATTGCCTTTTTTTCTGCTTCTACAAACCATTTCATTTTTACAGGTTCTTTGTCGAACATTCTTCTTAAAAGTATAGGATTTCTGTGCATACAACCTACACAATTATTCATATATGCAAACTGAACTGGTTTATCCTTCCAATAGTTCTCAATTTTATCCTTATATATGTTATCTTTTATCAAGGGAAATGATGGTATTTGATAAGGTATTTCTGCCCACTTATTTCTTTTGCCATTTTTAGACTTACCTACAATAGTTTTATATGTCATAATACCATTTGTTGATTTACATCTTTCAATCATTGTGTTTGCTCGTCTTGTTTCATTTGCTCTAAAACCTATTCTTGTTTCAACAATCTCACCAATATTATTTTTCCAAAAATTAAACATAGGCTCAATTTTCATTTCTACGGTACAAAATCTTCGCATAGGTGTAGGTAATTGTACTTTACCATTTTTACCTCTTGCTATTGTTTCATCAAAAGTTTTACCAGTAACCCAATTTATATTAGATCCAATAAACTGCTCTAAATCTAACATAGTTTTTATTATTGTATCTTCTTCTAATGTACCTATAAATTCTTGACCAATCTTATCAGATACAATTTGCCTCACTTTAGCATCCGGATAAATACAAGACTTATCATTAGTTCTAACTAATGCAAATACATTATAATCAGCTGGATAATTAGCTGCTATGTAAGCTGAAGTTTTACCTCCTGATATTGAGTTAACTGTTTTCATATTAAAAAGGAGCTTTCCAATCTTCCTCCTGTTGTTTCTGCATCATTGTTATTCTAGCTACATAGTAACCCCTGAGCTGCTTTCCATCTATACTCTTTCTACCTACCTCAAATCCAAGTTGTTTCATAGCTCTAGATACATTATAAGTATTAAGCCTTAGCTTACCATCAGAAGCCCCTATTAGCTCCTCTAGTATCTCTGTATTAGATAAGAATTGCCCTGTATTCTCAGGAACTGTTCTATAGTTCTTTATAATAAGCTCTCTCTCTGATGTAATTACTTCAAATCCCTTATTAATAGACTCTCTCTTATCAGCTTCCTCAGTAGTCAGCTGGTAGTTATATCCATTCCTATATAAACTCCAAGCCTGTCTCCATACATCATCTATATTAATAGAAGTATATGAGAAGTTAATATCCAATACAGAGAAACATAGCCATCTAGTATTCTCTATATCAGCTAAGAAATCAGTCTTATTAGTAGATCCGAAGAAATTACATCTTCTAGGCTGTTCTATCTCATTAACTGCATAGGCTTTACGCTCCTTAACTACAGACTTAGATATAATAGCTTTCAGCTTATTAATCTCCACATAAGATAATGATGATAGTTCCTCTAGATTATATATAAAGTTCTCAGAGAATCTAAACTCTGTATCTTTATTATCAGCCAATGGACTCTCTGTATAATACTTATCTCCGAACGGATTAAGGAATCTAAGGAATGTAGACTTTCCTGTTCCCTGTTTCTCTCCTACTAATACAAAGACTATTCTATTCTCTTTATTATATAAGCTACAAGCTATGCACCTTACTAAAGCCTTCCTAAACATCTCTACAAAATACTCATTGTCATCTGTAGATATATGTTCAGCTAATTGCTTAATATAATCAGGATCAGTATCAGTATATTCCTCTAATCCTGTAAAGTATTCTATAAAAGGATTATAAGACTTAACAAAGTCTGAGTTCAAAAGAGACTTAATTCTATCTAATCCAAACTTGAACCCCGAATGCTGGAGATCCCTATATATGTCATTAGTATTAAGTAGCTTGAATGAGTTATCTGATAGCTTCTTAAAGTCTGTTGTCTGATTTATTTCATTATATAGAAATTCATATTTTGAGTTTAGATAATGCTCTACCTTGACTATCATAGGCTTATTATCTAAATCAAACTCATCCTTATACTTTAGATATACCTGATTAAAAATAGCTCTAGAATCATCTCCATTAATATCGAACAGCTCCCCACATTTAATAACATCTGAGTTACTCCATTTCTTCCCTGATCTATTTAACTCTCTAGCATATTCCTCTACAGATTGAGTCTTAGCTAATTTCTTAAAGTCTTTATTAATATCCTCTAGATATAAAGGTCTGAGCTTCCCATTCTGCAATCCATCTAAGATAGTTCTAATAGCTCCATCCATATCTTTAGGACTTCTCTGTCTGATAGCATCTACTAAAGCTCCTTCACAAACTATCTCATCTAATACTCCTCCAGCTACATAACCTCCTAATAGATTAGCAGCTGATAATAATACTTCATGCTTTTTTCCATCAGGAGCAGAGAATATCATATCTATAGCATTCGTTATTAACCTTTCAGAACTAGATTCTGCTTTAGATGATGATACTCTCTTCTTTTGCTTGTAAACTGTAGGAAGCTCCTGACTTAATTCTATTTGTATGTTTTCTTTAATATCTGTATATATCTCAGCTGTAGGATTGAAGAATAAATGTGGATCATAAGAGATATATCTAGGTCTAGAAATGTCCTTACAAGCCTTATCTACTTCTATTCCATAAGTTGACTTATAATAGTCTTGAAGAGCTAAGAATGTATCTCTGTGCTTATCTCCATTTATCTTAACTATTACAGCTAATCCATTCCCTGAACAGGACATGAATAAATATTCTGTATAAGGATCAAGAGATAACAAACCTCTAACATCCTCTAGATTATCTATATTATCTATGTCTATAATAATTCTATCATTATGTTCCTTCAGTCCTTTCTCATTCCTCTTAGAAAATGTCCCTGACCCTGTGAAGTAAGGAAGTGATGTCTTAATAGACTTATCTCCTGTCTCTCTGAGTTTTTCTACAGCTCCTTTCCATCTACCTCTCTTAATGCCATCCATGACTTTAGAGATAGGTACATCTACTCCTCCTGTAGTTTGCTTAATGTTAGGGAATATTGTTGTATTCATTCTCTGCTTTTATAATTTTTTAAAAGTTACAGGATAAGATGATAAATAAGGCTCTACCTCTTTGAGTTTAGCAAATTTAATATACTTCCCATCTGTATCTAATACCTTTACCATAGATATTACAATCTTAGGCTCTCCTTCTATAAATTCAAACTTATAACGAGTTATTTCAAAACTTCCTATATTCATTAAAATAGTCTTATCTGATTCTTATGATTGTTTAATCTCTTCATAGCTGCATTGTAATAGTCTTTATCAAGTTCACAAGCTGTAAGGTCAAATCCTAAATTATGACAAGCTATTGCAATGGAGCCACTACCTAAATGAGTATCTAATATTTTATCTCCATCTTTAGCATAGTTCATTAACAGCCATTCATAAAGTTCACTTGGTTTTTGTGTTGGATGAATTCTAATATTATCTTTTGTATCAGTAATAAAACCTAATTGTCTTTGCTTAAACATTTTAACTACTTTTCTAAAAGATGTCCAAGCCAATTCTCCATCTGCAAAAACACTTTTATTTTCTGTTTGACAAATTTTATCCCATACTATCCAAGATTTTGATACTCGTATTTTGTCTGTAAAATAATTTCCACCCCAAATTATCTGATTCTTACTAACTCTTTGTAGTTCTGTAAAATATTCTTGATTAGGTGTTTCTTTATCCCATTTAACATCTTCTAATTTTGGTCTGTTTTCATTAACACCAAAACCATTTTTACCCCTTGCGTATGAAACACCATAAGGAGGATCAACAATAGCCAAATCAAAATAGTTATCTTCATAGCGAGCCATAAGCTCCATGTTACACTCATTAGTTATCTTCATGAGAACACAGCATTCATAAACTCAGCATAATCCTTATAGTTCTTAGCTATATAATATACACCTCCAGCTTCATTAATTTCTAGCTCTATTACTCTCTGATCAGCAGACTGTTTATCTCTACCTATCTTCACTTCTATCCCGAAGAAAGTTCCATCTATTACTCCTATAATATCAGGGATTCCTTTTCTCATTCCTCCCTTTCTCCATCTACCTCTCTTCTCATCATAGATCCCCATAGTATTAATCCTGTAAGCTATTCCACCTCTAACCTCAAAATCCTTAATAATGCACTTAGTAAGCTCATTAGAAGTCTTATCTTTTAGATTAGTTCTAGGGATTGCAAACTCAGGAACAGAGGAATACTTCCCACAGTTCAGTTCGAATGCGAATGCGTTTAATTCTTTTAAGTCTTTAGGTAAGTTCATCTATACTCCTTAGTTTAATTGTAACTACTTCCAGCTTTAGCTCCTTAATAATCTTAGCAAATCTCTCTAAAACTAGCTCTTTAGTCTCAGCTGTAAATGAGATAGTCTGCTGTCTATTATTGTCTGTTAGTGTTCCTTTATGTTTCATAGCTCTATTGATTTTATTATCTCTTCACATAGTTCTCTAGGAATTATAGACCTTTCATAATTACCTTTCTTGCCTTGTGTTCCTGTTTTACTTCCTCTAGGAGCAGATTCATGATGACAGTTTATATTACCATTATGACATTCAGGCCTAGAATTCCATCCATCAGGATTAAATATGTTTCTTATATTATTACTAAATATATCTGTAGGCTTTGCAGAAGTATCTCCATAAGTGCAATACCAAATAGTAGTTTTAGGAATTCCCCTCATAAATATTTGATTTCTTAATGTAGCTCTAGGATTTTCTATATAATATATACAATCAAAGTAATTTATTATTTTAAGAGTATTTTTAACTAATCTATCAGATTTAAAAGCAAATTCACTAATAGGTTTTCCTTCTTTTCTGTGAGCAGATATACCACAAATAGAATAAGTAGTACAAGGAGGAGAAGCCCATATCATATCAGGCTTAAAAGGAATATCCTCAGGAGTTAGGAACTCAATATCTTTGACTAAATCAATTCCATCAAATTCTTTAATATCTACACTAAAAACATTATGTCCTCTACTCTCTGCTACCTTCCCTATACTTCTGGATCCTGCATATAATTCTAATACATTCATAGCTTATTATTTTAACCATTCAGGGAGATACATTGTAAAATAATCTAAAGCTATCTTATGATCATAGGCTTTATTCTCTCCATTCCACTCCTTAAAATCTGTTATTAATTTAGATAATTCACTCTTAGCATATTCTAATAAATCCTCATCTAATTTGAATACTGATACAGCAAAAGGAGAACTCTTTTCTACTGCTATTATATAATAATTGTTTACTCCTGTAACAGCACAATATATAGCAGCTTGTAGATGATACTTCATATTCCATGAATCTCTACTAAATTTATGAGGATCTGCTGATACAGTTGTCTTTAAGTCTAATAGATAATCTTTACCTACCCCATCAATAAACCCATGAAACTCTAAGCCTTCTATCTCAGCCTTAAAGTATTTCTCTGTTGCCTGTAAGTCATTAATCAACCTACTAGCTTTTTTATGATTAGAAATACTATTCTTAACATCTAAAGCCATATCTAGCTCTGAAGCCTTAACTATGTCTTTAGTAATATTATTCTGCTTAAACTCTGTCCATTCCTTACCAGCTCTCCTACCATTAAACACAGCAAAATCCTCTAAGAATAAATCCTCCTCTAATATTAGCTTATGTATTAACCTACCCTGAAGCATAGCAGCTGAATCTTTCCTCTGAGCATTCTTATAAGATAAGAAGTGAGCTGGAGAGACAGAAAATTGTTTCAGACTGCTATAGCTTAAAGGTAAAAGCTTAGAATGGGAGATCATCAGCTTTAACTTCTTCACATTTAAAAGGATTCTCTGATGTAAATAAAGCATCTAAATTAACAGGAACTGTCTTAGCTGCTTCCTTAACTTCTTTAGATACTGCTTTATGAGGCTTAGGAGATACTGTATATTCTGTAGAAAGCCCTTCTCCTGTTCTTGTAACTTTAATATCATAACTCATAGGATCTCCCCAATCAGAATCTTTAGCTAATGCCATTATCTCATTCTGTATAGATGTCTGAGTTAACTGAAGAATATTAACAGCTTTATCTCTATAGTTATATACTACTAACCCCCAAAAATGCTTATGTTTATCATTATCAAAATCAGAAGCTGGAGGAAGATTATCAGTCATTCTAAATCTTACAGGCTTCCCCCCTGACCAATTTTCCCAACCTACTACAGGCTTAGCTAATATTCTAAAAGTATTATCTCCTTTGAGGAATTTCATATATCCTCCCTTAGATGTTTTAGGGACATCATAGCCCTGTTCAAAAAATGACATAATTTATATATGTTTGGTTAATAATTCTGATACTTTACCTAATGCAGAATTCCATTCTAAAACATTAGATTCCTCATAGCCAATAGCAGTACCTACATAAGTAGTAGATAGCTCAGCTGTAAAAAAAGAATCTATTTGTATTAGCTTAATTCTAAGACTTATTAATTCCCCATCTTTCTTATAAACTTTATAGAAATAATGGGAACCTTCATACTGTGTATCTTTGTAGTACGCAGGAATAATTATAGTCTTTTTTCCTGACTCTGTGAGAATTGATGTTTTTTCCATGAGAGCAAATATACAAATAAATGCTAAACATCAAAGATTTATTAACAAATATTATCCCATCTACCATTCTTATCAAGAACCATAGGGATTAACTGAGGTTGTCCGTTAATGATTATTCCACAGCCTATAATAGGTCTAGTAGGAATTACTTTGTTATAACTAAAGGCTAATGATTTGTCATCTATAAGGCAGCCAACCATTAAAGACCAATTAAGATTGTTAGGATTAGAAGTATATCCTATTGAGAACTCTGAATGATAATGCCCTTGAATAGTTGACATTCCCATCTCTTTACATAAAGCTAAACCATTTTTCTTAAATCCATGTATCATAAAAACCTCCTGACCATTACAGAGCTTATGTTTATGATAATTCTTCCATTCCCATCTCTTAACTCCTAAAATCTCCTTATAAGACTTAAATACTGACTTAGGAATCCCATTAGTTTTAGCTTTCCTGTAAACTAATGAGCCATGATTAGAATCTACTAAAATCATCTCAGGGAAGAGACTTTCTAGCTTCTTAATAAATTTCTTAGCTTTCTTTAACTCATCTCCAGCTGAAGGTAAATCAGGATCAGAGTCATGATAACTGATAGCATGATAATCTACCTCATCTCCTACATTCCAAACAGCAGTAGGTTTATATTTCTTCTTAATAGCTTCTAAGAATTTCAGAGAATCCCTGTGTTGATAGGGAGCATGAAGATCAGAGATAACTAATATAACTTCATTTTTCATATTACATCTAATTTGAATCCTTCAGGAGCTACTTTTATAAGCTCTTTGAGAGTCTTTCTAGAAGATGATATATCTAATAACTCATCATCATTAATATAAGCAAAGGACTTTCCTATTAATATACAGCCTTCTGTCTGAGTTTTATAATTACCTACATGAATTAATATATGAGTTCTATTGTGAACATCTAATATATGATAATGATTTTTGTACTTCTCAGAATATCTAGGAACTACTGTATAATTACCTTTAGGAATACAGCTTATCCCTGTTAGATTCATAACATAAGGAAGCTCTAAAGTCTTACAGGAGAATAGTCTTTCTATCCCACTATAAACATTAAGCTCTCCTAATGTCTGATTATTACCCTCTTCTAGTCTTACAAGTATTGCTCTCATATTGAAATACGCTAAAGCATAAAGGAAGAACTGCTATAAAACTTAAGGCAACATTCTCCCAACCAATGCCATTAATAGTAATATCTGATACAGCAGCAGCACATAATACACCACTAACTGACCTCTTAGCACTCCATTTCTTCTGTTTCTGTCCTTCTTTAAATACATCCGAAATAGAATTTATAGAGCTGAGGAGTTTAGCTACCACAGGCTTCACAATCCTCATCTTCTATATTACAAGTTTCAGGCTGTTCCTGATCCTCTAATTCTTTTACCCATGATTCAAAAATATCTTTTGCTTTCTCCTTATTTTTAGACATCCTTTCTTTTATCTTTAACTAAGTAGTTAATAAAATCATCAACAAATCCGAATATTTTAACAGCCTTCTCAGAAGGAATGTAATTGAATATTACCTTCAAGAATGTCATTAGAGCTAAGAGAATCTCAACCCAATTATTTTCTAGTATTTCCATTTCTAACTTCTTTAATGAATTTATATATTGTGAATGATAATGCAGCGACTAAAGATAGTATCTGTAAAATCTGATGTATATCTGTAAATGAGAGAGATAATGCTCCTACATTAGCTAAGAATATCTCTGTTGTATCTTTATCCATATTATACTGCTGCTATTGTTATTTTTGCTCCGTAAATCTCATCAGTACTAGACTGAAAAGTTAGTTCTAATATTACATAAGTCCCTAATACACTCACATAAGGAGTTCCGAAAGGAATAGGAGTATTCGCATTCCCTGTATATAGAGAAGTAGTAGTATCATTAGTAGTTGTTCCTGTTAATACCTCTATACCTCTGTTTTGATTGCAGCTTATAAGTACATGAGTAATCTTATAACCTACAGGAATAAAAGTAGATGCAAAGGCTTTATTTCCTCTAGTATATGATGATTGTTGTATAGAACCTAAGTCATCCCTAGAATACATATGAAAGTTAGCTGTACTAGGAGTAATAAATTTATCAGGACTTAAATATATCTCCGTAGTAGTTACTCCCTGATATAAGTTTGGAGTAGATGTTCCAGCTGTTATTACATTAGTTAAATCATAAGTCAGTATAGATAATATACTACCTATAGGATAGATAACATCAGGAGTAAAAGCATCTACTTCTATATATCCTGATGATGTCGTAGAAGCTCCATCTTTAGTTAATATTATAGGCTGAGTTAAGTCAGGTCTAGTAAGGACTAATTTTTGATCATCATACAGAGAACATCTAGGATTATTTAATAAATATACCTTATCAGTTTGCACTAGATTTATAGCTGTTGATGATACTCCTATAGAATTATATAGATGAGCATTAAACATAGCCTTCTCCATTGATTGATCTCCTGTAGGATCATGAGGATTAGGAGGAGAAGGAGGAGGAGGATCAGGATAAACTATAGTATCATCTACTGTAGTTATAGTTTGAGTAGAAGTTGCTAGTTTATACCAATTACCAGCCATTGTATCAGAATCAGCTGTTAATGTACCCTCAAAGAATACATATTTCTCTCCATCTAAAACAATACATTTAAAAGCAGAAAAATCATTAACATAGTAACTACCCTCTAATATTTTTAAAGGCTCTATTTGTGGCTCTAAATACTCCTCTAATAGTAAAGAAGTCATATTATACTGAGTCCCTGTATTATTAACTTGTAAATAATCAGGCACAACCATAGCTCCCGTATTACTAACTATCTGAATACAATTAAGCCATGAGTTCTCATCTCCTGTGATTCCTAAATTTAATGTTCCAAATTCTTCTGTTTGATAATTATCTAATCCTGTAGAAGCTGAAAATTGAATCCCTGAAGCTGAAGATTCAGGAGAGCTAAAAGATAAAGAAAAATTCATAACAGGCATATAACTTCCAGCTGCGTTAGATCCTGTAAACCATTTTGTACTTAGATTATTTTTAACAGGAGTTAAAGGAGTAGGAGGAGAAGAAGGATCTGATGTATCAGGATTAATATAATAATTAACTACAGCTGATACGAATTGCAAATCTACAGATCCCCCTGAAGCAGCACTAGGTAGATAGACTTGTTTATTTACTCCAATCATCCCTAAAGATCCTGTTCCTGTAAAGAAAGGAGCTGTATTTTCATTAGGATAGAATGTTTGTGCATCCTCTTGTAAAGTTTGAACTAAAAAGTTACCAATATAAGAAGTATCTATCTCTGCTATAGGTACAGGAACAGTAAAAGTAGAATCTGATCCTGACCATGATAAATCTCCCTCAGTATCTCCTGAAAGATATAAACTTCCAAGCTTCAGCTTTAATGTAAGAGTACCTCCTATATGAGTGAAGTTATCTGCTGCTGATAAATAATCAAATTTCTCTGCGTAAAATACATTCATATTCATCATTATCTGATCAGCTGCTGCTGTAGAGAATGCACCTATATTAGAAAGTGTAGTATATTGAGATTGCACTACTGTTGTATCAATTCCTATAGGAAAGTTACTTGTAGCCTGTGCTACAGATACTCCATAATTAAAATTAGCTGTTACACTAGAAATAGGTCTTTGATACCTCCATCTCTGACCTCCTAAGAATCTTCTGTTAGTGAGATGTCCTTTCTGTAAACCTATAAATTCTACAGTTTTAGTTCCTGTAGTAGTAGCCATAATCTTTAATCTACCTCCTGAAGCTCCTATCTGAAAATTAGCTCCCCCTGATTCTGTTAATAGAATATTATCAGCTCCTGAAGTGTTAGCATATACTATCTGAGTATTAGCTAAATTCTGAGAGAATGAGACATGATAATCTCCTTCAGTTAATGAAACATAAAGATAAGAAGTAGTTAAAGCTATATTAAAGGAATTGCTTGTTATTGAAGTAACTGATCCCTGTGCTGACCAAGTAGTGAAATCAGCTGGATTCTGTAGCCATTCTGTTCCTCTAAAACCTGAGTCTATTGTAGGAGCTACAGTAGTATCATTTTCTGCATTCTGTCTGTTATCAATATCTTCATAAGCTACAGGAGTTAAAGTATCACTTGCATCACTTCTTACTTTCTTAACATTAATAGTATTATCAATATAACTATAAGGCTGAATTATATTAACTTTTCCTTCAGACTGAAAAGCTTTAAGTCCGTAAGCTTTTAATATTTCTTTAAAAGCATTAGCTGGATAATACTTTCCTACTTCATTTGCATTAGCTTCAAATCCTCCTACATTTATTCTATTAATAGAGAAAGGATTAAAATCATTATTATAAGATATTTGATTTGGAGCAGTCCATCTAGTATTAAGCCTAATTATTTTTTCTTGTATGCCAAAAGGGAAAGCATCAGTTAAAAAACCATTAGATCCTATATTACTTCTACTTAATATCTGATTCCCTGTAAGTTCTCCAATAGTTATAATAGGATCATCGGGAATATCTACATAATCTTTTCTGTTTATTACTTCCCCTATAAAATCATTAGCTTTTAAAGTTACTTCATAAGGATAGTAATCATTCTCTAAAGAATCGAATCCAGCATTAAGATTACCCCACCAAAATATAACAAAGTTTCTCCGAATTAATACGAAATATTCATTATCATCAGCTTCAAATAATGTAGTTATAAAAGTCTGATCATCAGCATCCTTAATTATAAACTGCATTGTCATCTCAGAAGGCATAGTAATATCTCTTCTACTATCTGAGCCTTTATAAGATAACTTAAATCCTCCTTTTCCTGTAGTAAATATATTCCCTGTTGAAGTATCTGATTGAGACCATATCTCTATATCCCATCTGTTATTCTTCTCAGAATAGAATGTATTAGTGTAGTTCTTATAAGCCATTTATCCTAATGTATTTCTGTGCTTTCTAGCTCTATCAAATACTATAATTAAATCTTCTCCTGATATTCTTACATCAGGGATTCCCATTTGAGCTGTCTGAGAGGCACTAGATATTCTTCCTCCTGAGCTTCCTGAAGGTACAAATAATTCAGGTCCATGCTCCCCAACAAGATAAGGCTGTCCTGACAGAACATTCCCTCCTGTAGCCATTCCTGTTAATCCACTTGCAAAGATACTAGCAAAGTTAGTCCCCCCTACAGCAGCTACTCCTGTAAAACTTCCTCCTGTTATTGCAGTCATAATAGCAGCGAATATAGCTGCTTTAACTATCATCTTAACTAAATCTCCTATTAAAGACTTTGCAAAATTCTTAAACTTCTCTCCGAAGGTCATAATATTACCCTCTAAATCCTCAACCTTACCAAATAACTCAACAAAACCATTGCTAAAAGCATTTACAAATTGTCTAGTTATTTCACTAACTACATTTATTTTCTCTCCTAAATCATTAAAATCTACACCCCATTGCTGAGCAAAAGAAGGAATCAGAGCCATGTTTTCCGCTAGTTCTTTTGTAGAATTTGAAGAGTCATCTAGAGAATCGTTCCATTCTTTCTGTTTAATATGTAATTCAGTCAGAGTAGAAGTATATCCACTAATATCAGATTCTAAATTCATAATCTGAGATCGTAGAAAACCTATGTCCTCCATAGACATATCCATCCCAAATCTATCTGTACCTGATTCTAATTTGGATTTAGCAGCATCTAGATTAGCCTGAGCTACTTTTTTTAATTGTGAAACCTCATCTATTAAGAGCTGTATTCTACTCTTCCCTGATTCCTCAATCTCTTTATTTATTTCTGATAATCTTTCAGCAGCAGTTAAGCTACTTTTATTAAAGTCATCTAACTCTGATGCTGCATACTTAGTATTTCTACCAAAGGTTAAAAACAATCCAGCAGCTGCAGATAATCCTGTTATTAAAGCTCCTAGAGGATGAGTTGATATTGCTACCTTTAAAGCTCTTAATCCTCCAATAAAAGCTGGAAATAATCCTATTATAGTTCTAAATCCAGCTGCTATTTTACTTAATACTAAAATTACAGGACCTATTGCAGCAATGAATAATCCTGTCTTTAACTTAGCAGTAATCTGCTCTGTACTCATCTTAGATAGAGAGTCTGTTACCTGTTGGAGCTTTTCTTTTAAAGGCTCTAGTATAGGCATCAAAGCAGCCCCTACTTCCTCAGCGAAGTCCATCATTGCATTCTTCAGCTGAGTAAATGCACCAGCTCCAGCTTCAGCTGCTGCCTTAGCTTGTCCTCTGAATTGTTCAGCTACTACATCAACAGCAGCTCCAGCTTTTAACTGTTCGGTAGTTAACTCTTTAAGTGCTGGAATAGACTCTCCTAGTTCCCCTGTTAATCCAGCAAAAGTCTTAGCTAAATTCTTAACACCGAATTCTAATGTTTGTCCTGTTCCACTAGCTAAGTCCATAGAAGCTTCAATAACTTCATTAATCTGATCCTCAGTCATTCCTAAGGAAGCTAGATAACTTTGTTGTTGGATTATAGTCTCATCTCCAAACAGAGAGACAGCTTGAAATTCCTTTGCTTTTTCTGTGAGTGATTGAAAAGCATCTTTATTCCCTTTTAGAGCAGTTAATAAACTAGCTTCAGCTTTAGCCTGTTGATCAAAAGCTCTAATTGATACAGCTGCAAATCCCATCATAGGAACAGTAAGCCCCTGAGTTAAAGACCTTCCCATTTGAGCTGTGCTTCTCTCAAATTTTCTAAGGCTTCTCTTAGCTGATTTAAGCCCTCTTTCAAGTCCTTGAATCTTAGCTCCTACTAATACATTTAATCTAGACTCAGCCATTTAGAACTCTTTTAATCTATTCTGTAATTCTTTTTTATCTTCAGGAGATAAGACTTTTCTATTAGCTCTCTCCCATTCAAATTCAATTAGGTCTTTTTGTTTAACTCTATTCTTCTTCTCCATCTGTATATTTAAAAGTAGAGTAGTTTGCCATCTGCATCTAATCCACTCAGACCTATCTAATAGCTCCTGACTCTTATAATAGCCCTTTAATGCGTTATCATATTGTCTGAAGGTTAAATCATCTAAAGCTTCAGGAGATAATCTTAGAACTCCTAATCCCTGTTGATCTATTTTATCAAAAGTTAGTGGCTCAGAAGAATCTCCTTCCCCTGAAGCCACTTCTACTTTCCCTCAGAGAAAGGCATAGATTCTCCGAAGATCCCCATAACCTTCTCTATTCCTCCCTCTGTATCATCTATTAAATCGCATACAGCATCAATATCTAAAGAGAACTTCTTGTTAGCTTTTCGATGTCCTTCTTTAAATGCTATGAATATCATATTCATTAAGTCATCTAGAGTTAGCTTATCCATCATACTCCCATCTGTAAATTCTGAGATAGGGATATTAGCTTCTGCTGAGAACTTTCTTAAAGTACCTATTCCAAAGTGAATAGGAAGTTCTTTTTCTTTTAGTGTTACTGTAGCCATTTATTTAATTTTAAGAGTTTGTACCCTCTGTAATTGCTCCTGTAAGTTCTATAGTTACTGAGCAAGTAGTATTATCCTCTGTAGGAGCTGATGCTTCTAAAGATGTAATATATCCAGCAGCAGTATAATACTTATCTCCTGTTACATTAGTAGCAAATTTCACAAAAATCTGTGTACGATTAGATAAATATCCAAATAAATCATCATAACCATATACAGCAGCAGAAGAAGAGTCTCTCTCTGCATAAAAGAAATTCCCTGAGATACTTCCTGAGCGAGTTGATTCTAACAATTCTCTCCATCCTGAGCTAGATTTATTAGTAATATCGCGAGTTTCCATAGATAGAGACAAACTACCATCCTGAGAGAATGCAATTAATGTATAAGTCCCACCTGATGATGTCGAGATGTATAGACCTATATCCGATCCGTTAAAAATGTTATCTGTAGCCATTTTAGTTTTGTTTTTTAACTTGTTTAGTTTTTACTTGTTTTGATACATATTCATAAGAAGCTACACCTTCCTCTACAAGTTTCTGAGCTGATTGCAAACATACATCAGCAGAATCTCCTACATTCATAGGTTTAAACATCTTAGAATATTTCTTTAAAAAGTAGATCTTCATAATCTAGCTAGTTTTTAATTCTTATTCGATACATCTGTTCAATAACAAATATACCACTTTGTCCTTCATGTATATTCTGAATGAAGTTATCATCTGAATCTATGAAGTATATACTATCTACTGACAGTCCTGAATTAGTCCCTGAGAATTGATCTAATGCACTTTTAATAGCTTTAGATAATACTACAGCACTATTATAATCATCCTCTAAGCAAGTTACTAATACCTGATAAACATCTACAGGAGAAGTCTGAGCTTTTACATCTGTAGGATTAGTATTATTAACTTCATATATTATAGAAGGAGTTACTGTATCAGCTAAAGTTTTAGCTGGATCAGGAAAAAATAAAGGCTTTATCTTTGTAGTTATCCCTGAGACAGTAGAGTCATTCTTTAATATATTATATATTACTTTACCTACTTCCATGAGATCTACTTACTTCTTCAAATTTATCCTTCAATAATTTCTCCATCAAATTTAATGCTCTATTCTTACCAGCTTCTAAACCTCTCTGTATAGGCTTTTCTCCTAATTGCCAAGACTGATTCCTTTTTGTTCCCTGTTCTAAAAATCTAACATACCATCCATCAAACTTAGGATTCTTGTTATTTCTCTTTGTTACAGGACCTACAGTTACATCTGAGAACTTTCTATTTAATCTACTTTGAAAGACTTTAACAGACTTCTTAGCTGTACCTACAGGCTGATAAGTTGACATAACTCCCATTCCTTTAGGAGCTTTATATTTACCTGAGAGCTTAGGAGTAGAGTATCTCCCTATAACTCCTAAAGGCTTTGTCCTTTTAGGGATTCTAGCCTTTATCTCTTTCTGTATTATCTTTCCTCCCTCTCTAGCTACCTTAGTTCTGAATCTCTTGTATTTAGTTTTAGTCATAACTCCACTAATCTCAGAAAATAACTTTCCTAAATTAGCAACCTGAGTTTTATCAACCTTAACACTCCATTGATCCTTTCCAAAGTTAGCAACAGCCATTAGTATCTACCTTTACAATAAACTTCTACAAATTCCTTATTATTGAATCCTATAGGCTTTACTTCTGTAATGAAATAAAATCTATTTCCCAAAGCTGCATTATATAGATTAGGAACTTGAAATCTAAAAAGATTAGTATCTTCTATAATAAGATTAGCTAAATCCTCATAGTAGCCTGTAATCTTAATTTTCTGAATCCTTTGTTCTACATCATTCTTAACCTCAGAACTCCCTGATAGATAATCTATCTTAACCCACATTGTCTTGTAATTAGTAGTCCATGAATTAGTAGATTCCCCGTAGTCATTAGCAGCAGACTTAGTAGCTTTATCTAATGCTACATTCTCTGAAAATAATCCAGCTTGTATCTTATCTTCAGCCATTATACAGTAGCTATTCTAAAAGGATTTAATAAATATTCTGATAGTACAGGCATCTTATAAACCATATCAGTTCTATTAAGATATAACTGTCCTATAATTAAGAACATAGCCTGTTTTATAGCCATAGGAACAGAATCATTATTTTCATAACCAGCTTCAAATCTAATTTCTACAGCATCCATTCTAGGATAAGTATCAGGATAAGTAAAATTCTTAGCTGGTAAAATAAAAGCAGAAATAGGACTTTGATCTAAAGAATCGCTTTTACTAATAGTATCAATGTAATTAGATGAATTTACAGTCTGTTGAGAATTACTAGAGTCATAGTATTTAACATGAGTTATCCTAGTTACAGGAGTTCTATTAATATCTATCCTGTTTAAGAAATAAGGAATATATAAGTCAATAGTAGAATCAATTAATATCTGCCCTGTATAGTTTTGAACCATCTCAGTAGCTACAGAAATTAAATTAGTTAAGTAAGTATCTTCGCTTGAAGCTGTTATCTTTAGATGAGATTTGACTTCAGTTAAAGTTACAGCTGTGCTAGTAGCAGCAGTAGTTACTATATATCTTCCTAATATCGGCTTATTCATATAAAATAAAAATAAAGAGAAGGAGTTTCCCCCCTCTCTTATTAGTTAATTATTTATGATGTAATCTTGTTAGCTATAACTGTTGGAGTTGTTGCAACACCATCAAATAAGCTATTTGCAACGATACGACCAAGCCCTGCACCAGCTAAACTGTATGGATCAAATATTAAATCTAAAGATCCGAATACTCCTACATGGAATCGGCTGAAGTCAGCGAATAGCACCTGATCAGCAGCAGCTCCACCAAATCCAACATTAGAAGATACATAGTAGTTATATCCGTTACAAGTTTTAGCAATAGGATCTACTAAAGGAGATACTGAAGATACAGCAGCTAAACCTTTTGCAGTAGCTAAAGCATTAGCATTAAATAAGAATCCCATTCGAGCTATAGCTGGATTCACACCAGCACCGATTAAGTTACCTTCCATTGTATAAGCTAAAGCAGCTGTTAAAGCATCTCCTGTAATATCAGTAGCATCATTGAATATAGAATCAGGACCTCCTGTTGTAGTAGCTCCAGCTTGTAATAATGCTTTCTCTAAAGTAGCTATCTGAGAAGCAGCCATATTTCGACGGAATGCAGCTTCAGCTCCTGTATTCTGAACTAATAATTCAGAAGTCATATTTACTACTGAAATTAATTTCTTAGGCTCTAAAGATACAGAAGTTAAATCTCCTACTGCTTCTACTTCAGTTACATTAGAAGTTGATTCAGCTACCCATGAAGAAGCTACATTCTGAACGATAGGCATCTTACGATCTCCTGACATTCCTGTATAGATATTAGCTCCAGCTTCACGAAGAACAGAATTAGCAAATAACTGATCTGTATAAGATCCTAAATCTACAGGAGGAACAGCTACTGCATTAGCATCAGCTCTCTGTTGTAGTACATTCATAGGAATAGCAACACCACGAATCAAACGATTAGGCTCTTGTAAACGAGCTTCAGCATCCATCTCCTTAACTAATCCATCCATGCGACCTGTGTAAGCAGCTTTTACAGCATCAGTAAAACGATACTCAGATTCTTCTTTAGGAGCTTTAGGAGTTAAATCTACTCCTGAAGTTGCAGCCATTGAAGCCTTCATTGATTCTAATTTCTCAGCTCTCTCAATGTTTTTATTGATGTCAGCTATTTTAGAAGTCTTAGTATCAAACTCAACTCCTTCTTCTGTAGTTAGTTCACGACCTTCAGACTGTGCTAAATCTACCATTGTCTCTAGAGAGTCTGTTAACTGAGATCTCTCTTCTTTTAATTTTAAACTATCCATTCTTAGTTTTTTAGTTTACTTAATTTTAATTTAATTTTCTGATAATAAGTTAGAGGAACTTCCTCTACCTCTTTCTCAATTTGTTCAGTAGTCTGAGCTTCTACTTCTTCTAATGCTCTAGCTGATACAGTAGCAGATCCATAAGCTGGATTAGTTACTGCTGAAACATCATAGAGCATATTAATAGAGTTGATAGTTCTGATAAGTTCCCCATCTCTCTTCTCCCATGAATCTCCACCTTCAGCAATAGTAAAGGCAAAGGAAGAAGAGTTAATATCTCCTCTCTTAATACTTTCATAGAGATCCCTAGCATAGCTCTGATTCCCTAAATTGACTTTATATTTAAGTCCCCTCTCATCTACAGAAAGCTGTAGAGTATTAGGAGAACGACCAAGTACATAGTTATTATCATGATTAATTAATGCTACTGTCCCTGAAGTATCTGCTTCTTCAAAAGCTCTAGGATCTATATACTCATAGAATCCTCCTAAGTTCTTACTCCTTGATCCGAACACAGCACCATAACCCTCAATAACATACGATCCATCTTCAGCTTCTCTAACTTCAAATTCAGAGCTACTGATATTTCTTCTTTCTATATTATTCTTCATTTGTTTCTTCTTTACTAACATCAGCCATATTTAAAGGAACTAGATATTCTGATAGTCCTTCCTGAGTGTTAAGATTCTCTAACTCTCTAACTTCATTTCTGTTAAGCCAACCATTCTGAATAGCTATAGCATAACTATTATATCTACTTTGAATATCTCCTCTGAGTATTCCTGAAGCATTAAATTCAAAGAATAAGGAATCTTTCTCATCATCTCTAAGTAGTTTTTTATTCAGCTCCTGTTCCCAATTAATAAGATAAGGTAGTAAACAATTACGATAGAACATAATGCTCTGTTCTTCTACATTAGCTCTAGAAGATGAGTCTCTCATTATACCTATCTGAGAAGGAGGAACAGCAAATATAGAAGCTATCTCCTCTCTAGTAAATTCCATCTGCTTAATTAATTCTCCATCAGCTGGAGATAAATTCATTCTATGATACTCTAAGCCATTAGGTAGAACTGCTGTACTATGTGAGTTCCCTACTCCTGAATATTTTTGATTCCATGAGAATCTAAGCTGTTCCACTACTTCAGGCTTTAAAGGAGAAGGACTTGTTAAATACCCTGATATATTACCTCCGTTAGAAAAGAAGTTAGAAGCAAACTCTCTAGACTTAACTCCTAGTCCTATAGTCTGAGCATACATCTGAATAGGAGAATAACCATAGCAACCATCAAAAGATAATCCTGATACATGAAGAACATTATAAGAGCTTAAAGGCTGATCTACTCCCTGTACTTCATAGAATAAATCCTCTTCATATTTTATAACTCTAACATTATCTGATACTAAAGGAATTATCTCTACAGGAGTTCCTCTGTTATCTCTAACGATAACTGAATAAGAATTACCCTCAAGAAGTAAGTTGATCATCTGCTGAACTCTCCAATTATAAGAAGTATTAATCTTATTAGGATTGTCATGCACCAGCTTATATAATATATGATTCTTCTCAATGTTTTTATCTACTCCATCTTTTCGATAGAGATTAAGTGGAAGAGAAGCTACTGCTGTAGAGATAGCTCTAACACAAGCTGTAACAGCTGCTATACTCATAGCCTGTTCTTTAGAACTAGCTACTGTTCCTGTAATATTTGAGAAGAAATTAGAAGAGGTAAAAGAACGCTCCTCCTTTTTAGGAGAAAATATACTCCGAATGTTATCTATTAACCCCAATGATTCGATTACATATAGTTAGACAATTAGGCAATATAGCTATAAGTATTATATAGTGAATGAAATTATTTTAAGTTTTTTTCACAAATAGTTTGGTAGTTAAAAATAAGTTTATATCTTTGAAGTGTTATTAACAAATAAACAACTAGAAATTATGACAAATCAAGATAAAAATACTAAGCTAAAGAAGATGATACTACTCTTCAAAGATTTAACTCCTGAGAATCAGGATCTACTTAGAGACTTTGCTCTAGAATATCAGAAGGAAGTTGATAGGCTAGAAGGACTTAACTCTGTACTCAGGGAGCAGTTAATTAAAGTAAGAAATGGGAGCTATTAAGCTCCTTTTTTTTTACTCAAAAATCAACCCTATATATAAGATACCTAAGAATATTCTTATCTCATTATTATCTACTGTGATTCCTAAGCAGACTCCTTTTATCATTGCTAGTTCTATGTGCATCATATAAAGATAATCTCTGAGGATTGCTCCTCTGTTAATCTGTCCTGTAAGTATTCAACCATTCCATTAGAGAGAGCTACTATTCCATCTATCTTCTCTGAACTCTTCATTCTACTCCATCTCTTATTATCATTCTCATCATATAAGATAACAGCATTATCTACATTCCACTTTAATATAGGATTCCCTCCATGTTGTAAAGTCTTAGACTTAATCTGATTCTCCATCTCTACTATAGCTGGAGTCCATGTATAGCTTCCCTGAGCTACCTCAGAGCAGTCTATCCCATAATCATTATATAAAGATAATATTAATTCTGTAGCGTACTTCCTATCATATCCTATCCTTATTAAAGAGTACATATTATTAATCTCTAATATCCTCTTCTTTATCTGTCCGTAATCTATAATGTTCCCCTCAGTAGCTTCTATAAATCCTTCTCTCTCCCATACATCATAATTAACTCCCTTCTTCATACTTCTCCCCCTGATACTATCTTCAGGAATCCAAAAGAAAGGAAGTACATAATTCTTCCCATCTATATCAGGGAAGTATAATACTAGAGAGCTTAGATCATGACTCTTAGATAAATCTAATCCAGCATAACAGTCCTGTCCTAATAATATATCAGGATCAAACTTATCTCCACAGCTAGACCATTCTCCAGCTTTAAGCCATCTCTCAGAACTGCTAACCCATATATTAAGATGATACTTCAGGAAAGAGTTAAGAGTTGATCCTATATTCTTAGCCTTCCTACTTTGCTCCTGTAGATAGTTCTCCTGAACTGAGACTCCATAGTTAGGATTAGCTTTCTTCCAAGTATCAACAGAGAAGGGATCATCTTCTTTATTAGCTGACCATATCTTACCATAGAAGCTCTTATCTTCTATTACTCCATTATTTACCTTATTAGTATAATCGTGAACTTCATAACAGATGGATGTTGTATCATATCCAGCTGTAGAGATACTGAAGAAGATAGGATTTAAGTGAGTTCCTTGTGATGTCCGAAGTACATCATAGAGTTCTCTGTTAGGCTGTGCTAATAACTCATCCATAAATACAGCAGTACAGGATAAACCTAAACTTCTAGGAGCATCAGCTGAGACTACCTGATAAGTAGTATTAGTCTTTAGATTAATAATACTGTTCCTCATTACCTTAGTCTGACTCATTAGTATATCTGAGTTCAAACAAATCTGTTTAGCAGTCTTGAATATAATAGAAGCCTGATTCCTATCTGCTGCTGCTGAGATAACCTGTCCTCCTATAGTATCAGGATCGAATAAGTGCCACAGAGCTAAGCAGCTCATCAATGCAGACTTTCCATTCTTTCTAGGAATCTCTAAATATATCTCCTTCTTAATTCTGTTCCCTGACTCATCTACATCTCCATAGATAGGATAGATAATATCTTCCTTCTGCCATTTCTCTAATATGAAAGGCTTTCCAGCTTTAGGTCCTGATACATGAGTACATATCCTCTCTATGAAGTTTACTACTCTTTTAGCTTTCTTATTATCAATCATCTAATAAATCATCTAAGGATATTATCTTATTTTCTACAGCATTAAGTTTAGCTCTAGCTGAAGGAGTGAGTCCGAACTCAGATAGCATCTTTCTAACTCTACTCCAAGAATCAGTCATTATCTGTGCCTTTGGATGTTTCTTCCAAAGTAGCTCCCCAGCTAAATTAGTTACAGAGTATATATCTCCATGCTCATCTATGTACTCTTTAGCTTTCCTGTAATCATCATAGGCTTCAGCTAATAAAACTAATGCAGTCTGATCTACATCATTTATTAAATTAAGCTTGTGTAATTTAGAAGCTATCCCTAGATAATAATTCTGAGCATCCTCAGAAATGTAATCAGGCAAGACAGGGAGCGAAGTAGGAAGGTCTAGCTTTTGACCATCCCTGTCCTTCCGAAAAGTTCCTTCCTGTTTTTTTAATTCAATTGGCTTTTTTAATCTTCCCATATTAATATATTATTAATACCTTATTAATAAACACGAAAATAATATTGACATTTTATTTGCGTGTG